CTACTCCGACGACCACGGCGTTTGGACCCGTGGCGAGGCTGAACTTGCTAAGATACACCACATTCTTAAAACCCGCCCTGACCTTCAACCCATCTACCAACTCTGGCTGAGTCGAATCTTTTCCAAGTCACGCGGGTTCTAAAACTTTACCGCCCGTGGGATTTCACCGGCGGCGGCCAGGTGCACCGCTCTTCGCACCCGTCGTTGTTTAGCAGGACTATGATCGACGTTAACATCTAAAGTCCGCTGACCTGAGCAAGTCATGAAACTGCTCCCGTTTTTCGTCCCAACCACCAACATGAATAACCGTCTTGCTCAACAACTCCGGTGCGCGCAGTTCACTGCCCACGCCTATCACAACCGAATCTCTGGTCCATCCTTCTTTGGTGACCACTCCTACCTCGGCGAACTCTACTCAGCTTATGAGTCAGCCTACGACACACTCATCGAACTTTCCCTAGCCAACCAAGACCCGCTCAACCCATTCGAGATCACCCTTGACGCAGGTAGTGAGTCTACCGAATTCTCCTCACGTACCACCGCTACCGAAATGTTCGCGGCACTCCTCATCCTCGAACGTTCCATGTCAGCCACCATTGAAGACCTACTAGACTCCGAGGACGAAACCTCCGCCGACCTAGGTGAAGGCATGGAGACCTTTCTCCAAGACCTCGCGCGTGACTCCCTCTCGCGTCAATACAAACTGCAACAACGCATCGTATAACTTTGTGCCCAGCACGGACCCGCTACCTACACAGGCTCCTACGCCTACGACGATGGGTTTAGTCCCACACACAGCCTCCCTGCTGGGCCTTCATTTTGTCAGTATCAATAACTGATACACACCATGCTAACATCATATGTCCACCCACGGCTTGGGCTACCGAAGTTCCTAACCTTCGAGCCTTTCTTTGTTACCGCACTTCGTGCGTTCGATCGGGGTGAGGATACAAGGTTCGATATCACGGGTGGCTTGTCGCCGTCCACCATAGCGGCCCGTATGCGTGACTCGATTCAAGGGTACCGGCTTAACCACGCCACTTGGGTCGACCGAGTTGACCCAGAATTCATTACCTTGTTCACCAAGCACGACGGGAAATTCGTAATCTCCGGCCCGAACGAGCAAGGGGAAGTTTGGTTCCGCACCAAACAAAAGCAAGGCGGTCACCTCATTCGACCCGGTACGCCGTCCTTTCACGAAGTCGAAGGTCAGATTAACAAATACGTCGCGACCAAATCGGTCATCTCCTCGCGTCCGACCACGCTGGCGCCACTTCGTGCCAAGGACTGCTTTCCGGAAACCGTAGCACACTTCGCAGCACTCAAAGCCAACGGGCACCTAGAACTAGCAGTCATCTTTCCCGGTGCGATTGACACCGACACAACCGCCAAGCTACTTTCCGTGTTTGACATTGCTTTTCACTTTGACTCACAACGCAACGAAACAATCCTAGTATGATAACCCTACCAGAAGACCCGTACTGCAAGCTAAAAGCCAACGAGAAAGTAAAGCTTCAAGCTTATGTGCTTGAACAAGACAAAGCTTTACTCATGACCGTTATCCCGAACCGTAACCTTTACACCATCCTTCTCACCCACGCACTCAAGCGCGCAGCAGATTTTGTTCGCACACACAACCTCGAATTCGCCAATGACTCCGACCAAGCCAGACTCCTCGCATACATTATCACCGGCAACGATCCAGTCGCCGGCGACGGACTTCGCAAACGTACCCCTACACGCGCTCCTCGGAAAGCCGATGCACGCGATGACAGTTGACGAACAGCGGGCGTACGTCCAACACCTACGTGCCCTACGTACCTCGCCACAATCATTTAACAAGTCATTAAACCTTGACGGCGGTAAGCCGGCCAAGTCCAAGTCCACCAAGTCAGCTCCCAAAATCAACGAAGACCTACTCGCTAACGAGTACGGCGTTTAACCATGTCATCACCTGTTCCATCAGGAGTCTGGCCGATTCCACTCACAGACAATTGTCTTTTCATCGACAACTCATCGCAAGAGCGTATCCAAACTTGCAAGCGCAGTGCCGGTTACTACCTTGGTCACAAGCGCGAACTTGACAAGGCCCGCACCGCGCTGACCTTCGGCAAGATCGTACACAAAATCCTCGAAGAACGCTACCGTAACCACGGCATGTATGTCGACGCCGAGTGCGTAAAAGCTATGGTCAAAGTCGCTGACCACGAATTCTCCGCTTGGCCGGGTGACGCGGACGACTTTCGCAACTACGGGTGCGCGATGGGTGTTATTAAAAAATACTCCGAGCAATACGCTGTCGAAGACTTTGACATCGTAAAACTCCCAGACGATTCCCTTTTCGTCGAGAAAGGTTTCGCCATCCCACTCGGTTCCATCTCGGTCGAGCGTACCATCTGGGTGCGCAACCCGGACAACACCATCGAGGAACGTTACATATCCGAAATCGTCGTGGTCCAAAAGGGTAAAATTGACCTAGCCTATCGTCGTGAGGGCGGGCTTTATGGTCTTGACCACAAAACCACCGCAATCATGGGACCGCAGTACTTCGCTGAGTTCGAACTAGCGTCCCAGTTCCACTGTTACTCCTGGGCTATCCGACACATGTTAGGCGAACTGCCCCGCGGGTTCACGATCAACGGACTCGGTGTCCGCAAGCCGACCAAGTCGGGCAATGCGTTCGAATTCGTGCGTCAAACCATCCCAATCTTCCCCGCACTCGTAGCCGAATGGGAAATCGACACGATGCAACTGGTCGCGGAGTACATCAACGGCTCGATCAACAACGCACTGCCCAAAGAAACCAAATGGTGTGTCGGCAAATACGGCCCATGCGAATTCAAACCAATCTGCGGACTCGAACCCAAATACCGCATGATGTCGCTTTTGTCCAACGAATACCGTGACGTTACGTGGGACCCACTCAAAGAGTGAGAAACCCTCCCTCTCTTAGCAAGCTTTATGGGCACTTTGCCCGAAAACCAACAACACCATGAAAACAGAAACATACGCACTCGAAGACATCAAACTGGAAATCGCTGAGCACACCGACGAGGCTATCGCCTTGTGTGAACAGCTCGGCATGGAAGGCCAGCTCAAACTGGTTGTAAAAAACGACTCCGGTGACGCGGTCGCCCGTTTCCCATACCGACTCATCACCGACGAAGAACGCTTCGTGTTCAAAATCCTGTGCCCCGAAGCCTCCTCACTCAAAGACTACCGCAACGAAGCCGTTCCGGTCGAGGTCTTGCGCGAGATCAAACGTGCTCGTGAAGCCGGCATCGAGACATTTGAAATCTGGTCCGCATCCTCACGTCTCGTCAAAGACCCCGTGGTCGTCGGCCGCAAGCAAGGTTCGTCCTCTTGGTCCACCGACCAATACCTCATCGCCCGCTGGGGTGACGAACTCCTGCCCCTCGCGGTTCTCCTACCTGACGCTATCAAAAAGTTCAACGACGAGCGTACCGGCAAGCTCAAGACCATGCTGGCACAACTCCAAGCCGCCATTGCCGCCGGTCCTATCGCACCATCCGGCTCGCCTTCCATGCCTTACATGTCCCTCTAATGTGCTACCTCCACAACTCTTCCCGATGAAGTCATCTACCTCGTTCTCCACCGCACAATCCCAAGCGATTCTGCTCGTTGGCGAACCGAAATCCGGCAAATCCAACTGCGCCCTAGCCTTCCCAGACCCAGTCATCATCGACTGGGACCTGAACCTCGGCTCGGCCGTCCGTCGCTTGTCCGGTAAATCCTTCGACTACACCCAACCCGGCATCAACGACACCACCGGTGCCCAGCGTCCATCCGAAGACCAATGGCGCTACGCGGTCGACGAAACCAAAACCATCCTAGCCAACCCGAAATACAAAACCCTAGTCATCGACGGCCTTGGTCTCATGTGCAACGCTTTGTGCGAGCACATCATAAACGAAGGTAAGAAATCCGGCGCGAACAAAAGCGGCAAGATGGAGTTGCAAAACTACGGTGACCTCTCGCGCCTCCTGCGTGCCTACATCATGATGATCCGGTCATCCGGCAAATACCTAGTCGTAACCTCGCACCAAGTCGGTGACAAAGATGACGTAACCGGTATCATCCGTTACGTCCTCGCAATCCCCGGCCAGTCCAAGGACACCCTCGGCGGCTGCTTCACTGACGTCTGGGCCACCATGTGCCGACCAAAAGGCATCAACGAGGTCGTGTACGAAATCCGCACCAAACCAACCGGTCAACACATCGCCCTCGGTGCCTCGTTCCCGATCGAATCCTCAATCGACGTTACCAACAAGACACCCCAGCAAGTCTGGGCGATCTTGGAACCCAAGATGCGGGCCTAGTGTGTATCAATACCTGATACACACCTCCCTTTATGCCTTGGCACGTTGCCTCGGCAGAACACAAAACAAAACCAGCAGCACAAACAAAACACCACCATGTCTAATCCTAACGGCCTTGACATCCTGAACGATAACACGTCGGTCGACCTGACGACCGTCCGCACCGCGATGCCTATCTTGAAACCGGCAGTTTACACCGCCGCAATCAAGGAGGTCAAGCTGGACGCGAACAAGAAAGGCACGGGTTCCAACCTGAACCTTTCTTACTCGCTGTCCAACATCGCGGAGACTTCAGACGGCAAAACGGTTAACCCCGGTTTCGTCGTCTTCGACCTGATCTCGCTCGTACGTACCTTCAAGGACGACGGCTCGACCATTGCCTACGACCCTGTCGAAAAGCTGGTCGCGATCATCGAGTCTATCACTGGCGATAAGGTTGGTCAGATGACGCCGCGTGAAATGGTTAACCTGATTCAATCCTCGGTCGGTCGCACCATCGCGTTCCGTACGAAGATCGAGTCCGATGCCCAGTACGGGGACAAGACCCGCATCGCCCGTTACATCAAGGCCAGCTAAGTCCTACCACCATGAGCCAAGACAACCCAGCAAACCCGTTCAGTGCCAACGAACCACAAGATGTTGTGGGCGAAGTAATACGTCAAGCACAGGAAGTTCGGCGTTTAACCAAACAGGAGATTCTCTCCTCAATGTCACCACGCGAGCTTGCCTTGCTAGTCGACCGTATCGGCAAGAACATGTGGGTTGTCTTGGACTCAACGGGGCGCACCGTCGCTTTCGACCCTGCGCTCCGTCAACCTTTTCATCATAACAACCGCAAATTCGCTGAACAGGTCGCCGACGAGATCGGCGGCCACGCGATGCTATGGTCAGACGCCATCGCCGTCCTGACCAAGAACAATAAACCTACCGACTGACCATGACCGACATAGACCTAATGCCTTTTGGTAAACACAAAGGCGTCCCAATGGGTTCTGTACCAAAATCGTATCTCAAATGGCTACTGGATCAAGAAGGATTCGCTGACAAAAATCCCCCGATGGCCAAGTACATCCGGGGTGAACCCGACGCGGCAACACCCAAAGAACTCGACAACATCAAAGCGTCGACCGAGATACTCGCCAAGGCGCCACGATCCTTTGTCAACTGGTGGTCCATCGCCTACGGTGAGCGCCTTCGCAAAGAGGGCGAGCTGCACTACATCGGATACCTCCGTGTCGCCCTCGAAGCGTGGCTGCACTGCGAAGGTATCCACCTCGCCGCACCCCCGCCCCAGTCCGCCACCTTCCACACCCCGAAAGAGATTGACCTCCTTCGTGCAGTCCTCCCGCCCCGCAAAGGCATCCCAGCCACCTCAATTTCCCCTGACGAAGAAGTCCAATTCTAATGCGTACCACCGACATCACCAAGCGTATCCTTATCCCGACCTCGCAAATCATCGAAGGCGAGCGTGTCCGTTCCGACTACGGTGACCTAGACTCCCTTGCAGACTCCATTCGTAACGAAGGTCTCATCCATCCTGTGGTTATTGATCTTTCTTACCGCCTCGTCGCTGGCGGTCGTCGCTTTCGTGCGATGCGTGACATACTTCACCTTACCGAAATCGAAATCAACTTCATCGAAGTCGCCGACGACGCTGTCCTGCGCCGTCTCGAAGCCGAAGAAAACGTCCGCCGTAAGGACATGACATGGCAGGAGCAAATTCGGTCCATCAAAATGGTCCACCAACACCAAGCGCTCCAATCCGCGCTCAAAGGTCAAGGCTGGACTCAATCCATGACGGGCAAGCTGCTCGGTAAATCCCAAGCGAACGTATCCTATGCACTCCAAATCGCCTCACTCCTCGACGCCGGAGACAAAGACGTCGATGCCTGTTCCGGCCTCACCGACGCAATCAAGCTCCTCATTAAACGCGCTGAGGACACAGCTCTTGCACATCTTGCAACATCGTCCGTTTCAGGAGTTTCTACTAACCCAACTCAACCCACGGCGCAAGCCGTTGCGGACATTCTTGCTGCCGGAGACGCGGACATATTCTCCCCGGCAGTGGGCCTCGCTTCTCGACCAAATGATGTTGAACTGCCGACCGGCTCGGCGCCTGCACCGGAAATCGTAATCCCCCTGTCATCCATGTTGTTCAAAGGCTCTTGTCTTGACTGGATGAAAGGCCAGCCGGCCGACTCGATCGACCACGTCATCACCGACCCGCCATACGCTATCGAAATGACCAACCTTCAACAGGCCAACACCGGCATGGACGTATCCTCCACCGCCGCCGAGCACGACGTAGCGGACAACGAAACCTTACACTCCCACATGATCCCCGAATTCCACCGGATCATGAAACCCGGTGGCTTCTGCATCCTCTGGGCTGACGCGATGCAATGGCAGCGTCAATACGACCTCCTCACCGCTGCCGGTTTCAAAGTCCAACGCTGGCCACTCATCTGGGCCAAGACTCACCCCTGTCTCAACCAAGCCGCGCAATACAACTTCACAAAAACGTATGAAATTGCTCTCGTCGCACGAAAAGGAAACGCCACTCTCATCACCCCTCAGTCCTCCTCCATTTGGCAAGGGTCAGGCGCAAGCGAAAAGGAACTGTTCGGTCACCCATTCGCCAAACCCACCAACCTCTGGAAATGGCTGTTCGGTGCCGTCGCAATCCGTGGTCAACGCATCCTCGACCCATTTGCCGGTTCGGGATCGTCGACAGTATCAGCCATCCAAGTGGGCCTTGCGCCCATCGCCATTGAACTCAACGAAGCACACTACAACCGCCTAGTCCACAATGTCACCCAAGTCTACCGTGCCATGCACCCCAACGTCCGCTTCGTATGAAATCCCTGCGCTTCATCGAGGACGGCACCTTATACGTCATCATGCTAGACTCAACCACCTCCGGTCACGAACTCTCCTCATGCTGGCGGTTCTACCCTGGCCGCACGGTCGCGGACAAGATTGCACTGTCAGCTTTACCATGGTTCGCACGGCAGAAAATCTGCGAACTCCTCAACGACACAATGCCGTGAAAAACCTCTGCTCGAACCACGAACCACACCCCGGTGACCCGCTTCGCGCTCTCGACACCGACCGTCTCCTTCACGCCATAGCCTCGGTCGAATCCGGTCTCAACGACGCAGCTGTCGGTCGTCGTGACGAACGTGGTCGTTACCAAATCCGACCCAGCACTTGGGCACACTACTCACGAGAACCATTCGCTATGGCACACCATCCCGGTCCAGCCCGCCAAACCGCCATAGCCTACCTCAACTGCCTGGCCCGCACTCTCCTCGACCACCATCGTATTCCAAACGTCCACGACCTAGCCGTCCTTTGGAACACCGGTACCCTTCTCACCCAATCTAACGACTACGCCGTACGCGTAACCGCACTCTACAATGCCAGCGCACCTCAAACAACCTTCTCTCCCGCACCCATCCTGCCGTTTGGCAATCATCGGTGAAGCGCCGGGAACCGAAGAACTCCTAGTCAATGAACCCTTCGTCGGCTCGGCCGGTAAACTCCTGCAACAAATCCTCGGGCACTGCAACCTCTCAACAGACCAATGCCTCTTACTCAACATCATCCCAACGGAAGCGCCTTCCAACGAACTCTCCAACCTCCCGTGGGAAGGTGACACCATCCAAGCCGGCATCGCCCAGTGCCGATCAGTTATTGATGCTTACCAGCCGAATTGCATTTTGTCCCTTGGACGGGCGCCCATGCGTATGCTCCGTCCCGATTTGTGTTACACCGATGGACGAAAGCTAACCATCCCGCTCGACCGTTGGCGAGGATCAATCGTCCAGTCTGACTGGGGTCACAAAACCGTCTTCGCTTTTCACCCAACCTATGTCCAACGAGCGTATTCCGATCTCCCGTACTTCCGATTCGACGTGGCCCGTGCGGTCGAGCAATCGCGCTTCCCCGAACTCCGACTCCAGCGTCGCGACGGTATCATCGAACCCACGCTTGACCAAGTACTTCTATTCCTTGACCGTATTCGACGCGAGCACTTGCCTTGTTCGGCGGACATTGAAGGGTGGCCCGATGACGTCGGTGTCACTTGCATCTCTATCTGTCCCGACCCATTTACCGGTATCGTCATCCCGTTCTGGCACGCCGGTCGGCACTACTGGACAGAGTCCGAAGAACTCCTAGTCTGGCAAGCCCTGTCCGCATGGCTGGCTGACCCAGCCTGTCCCAAGACCTTTCATAACGGATTTTACGAATACTTCGTTCTCGCATGGAAGCACCGCTGCGTCATCTGCGGCTGGACCGACGACACCATGATGAAGTTCTGGGAGCTATACCCCGAACTTGAAAAGAACCTCGGCGTGGTTAACTCCTTCTGTACCGAAGAACCCTACTACAAAGACGACCGCAAATCCTCCAATCACCGTGTCAAACTCGAATACAACTTCAAAGACTCCGCGGTCACCGACCAAGCGAACCGGCAACTCGAAACCATCCTCGCGGCACACAAACCGTCGTATGATCATTACCGGTTCAACATCGCTATCACCCCAGCAATTACCTACCTCAACCTACGGGGATGCCGACTCGATCGGGACAGACTCAATCATCACGCTGCGAAAGCACTTGACGATCTGTCCGTGTTGCAGAACACCATTGACTCTCAACTTGTCTCCTTGGCTCTAGCCGCTGACGTCCTGACCCGCAAGCGCAAATCCGACCCGTGGACATTCAATGTCAAATCCACCAAACAAAAGCAATGGCTGCTCTACACCCACCTCGGATACAAACCCTCTGGTCGTTGGGGTCCAGTCACCGACGAGGAAGCCATGCTGCGGTTCTATGTCAAAGACCGTAACCCCGCCTTGCGCACGGTCATCCAAGCGATCCGCAAACGCACCCGCCTTCAAGATTTGGCAAAACTCGTTTGCGACTCCGACGGACGCATCAGGACTTCTCTGGACATTGTCGGCACGAACACAGGTCGATCTTCTTCACGGCAAGCCATGGCTATGCGACCGACTGGCGAGGACAATGGTTCATGGGAAAACACTGGCACAAATCTCCAAAATGTCACCAAAGAGATTCGCGACTGTTTTGTACCAGATTCTGACCAATACGACTTCTGGCAGTTCGACTTACGAGGTGCCGACGCATGGACAGTTGCAACTGACTTGGCAGCATTGGGCTACTCGACCATGCTTGAGGATATGCTTGCGGGTATCAAACCTGCCAAAGTCCTAATGGCACTGCTGGCAGAATACGAAGCCGGTCGAAACCCTGCAACAATTAACAACATGTCACGTGCAGAACTCAAAACCCACCTTGACAACATCCTCATCCCCGACTCGTCACAAAAAGACTCTGCCGGCCGACCCGGTGATTGGAAGTACGACGTGTGTAAAAAAGTCCAGCACGGCACCAACTATGACGCCAAGCCCGACACCATCTCAGCACTCGTATTCGGTGACTCCGATGGTCTCGTCGACCTCACAAAGCGTGAAGCCGAAATCTACCAGTTCCTCTACAAGCTCCGGTACAAACCCGAAAAGCGCAACGACTGGATACGGCAAACGCTGTCCGCGCAAGGCTACCTCCAAGCAGCGTGCGGTATCAAACGTAAATTCTTCGCAATCCGAAACCCACGTACCATCGAAGACGACCTCGTCCGTGCCGCCGCTGCCTTCGAACCCCAAGCCAACACCACCTACTGTACAAATCGTGCCTTGCTCAACCTATGGAGCGATACAGAAAACCGTTCTTCACGCGGCTGGCTTCACTGTGACCCTCTCTTACAAATCCACGACGCCTTGGCCGGACAGAATCACAGTGCGGCACGCGAATGGGCTCACCGTAAACTACGTTCCTACTTCAGCACCCAGCTCGTCATTCACGGACTCCCCACCCACATCCCAGTCGACGGTGGCTGGGGTGCCAACTGGCTAGACACCAAACGTAAACTCATCTCCTAATGCCAATCGAGTGCGAAGCCTACGCAGGCCCTTTAGACGGTATTCGATTCCTTGTCGAATCACCTTATGTCGCGCTTTATATACGCGCAAGCTGCGTTGGTGACGCTGACGGTCAACTCGTTAACTGGGAATACTCTTACCGCCCCTTACCCAACAGTCATCGCTACTTCTTCCACCTAATCGACGACGCCGGTCGTCATATCTACAAACCACATCCAGTATGCACACACTAAACTCCCATCGGGTCGAATCACTCATGGTCGCGAACGGAGAGATCGTTCGGCACCAGCCGGTAAACACCTTGCCAACGTACGAACTAGCCCGTCGTGTCGACCAGCTCATGAACACAATCAACCAACTCACAACATCCTTGGGGCTGACCGTTTATGGCAACACCCGTCTGCGCTACAATCTCGCAGACGCCCAATTCGACCGAGCCGAGGTGCTGACCCACCTAGCCCAACTGCAATTCGAGATTCTCTCACTCGAACTCACCCTTGGTGTTGGCCGCGTTGCACCAGAAGCGTTCGACGAACTCTACCAATCCAAACTCACCGAACTGTGGCCGGACGGCAAACTACACCACACCGAATCTGCCATCACCTACCCACCCACCCGCCGTCTTCCCGACATGCACCCCGTCCTAGCCACCGCTGACGCAGGTCGCGAAGCCGTCCAAGCCAAGCTCTTTGCCGAACCCGCCCCGACTGAAATCATCGAGGACGTCGACCAACCCTAACCCATGCGTCCATTCCTAGACTCCTACCGTGTCTACTCCTCCGGCAACGAGGCACATCCGACCTACCACATCTTTAGTGGTCTGATCGCACTGTCCTCGATCATTGGCCGGCGAGTCTGGGTAGACATGGGACCATTTGTTTACGTCCCTAACCTATACGTAATCCTCGTCGGGCCGTCCGGCAATCGCAAAACCACCGCGATGACTCCGGCTAAAAACCTCATTCGCGCACTCGGTCTTCCTTACTCGGCCGAGTGTGTCACCAAAGAAAAACTCGTCCTCGACGTCTTTGCGCAAGAGCGCGTTATCAAAGACATGCCCGAGGAGTACTCAAAATTCAAAACCTTCTCACCGATGACCTGTGTCGTCACCGAGCTATCCGAATTTCTCGGTGCCGGCGGTCTCGGTATGATCAACTTCCTAGTCACTATTTATGACCAAGACTATTACGATATCCGTACCAAAAATAAGGGGGATACTTCAATTACAGGTCCATACCTATGCCTTCTCGGGTGCACAACACCAGATTGGATTACTATTTACCTCAAGCAAGACATCATTTCAGGGGGCTTCTCGCGTCGCGCTATCTTCGTCTATGAGTCTACTAAAGGGGCGCCTATACCTATACCTATTGTTACGCCTGAAATGGCTACCGCGTGGAATGACCTCCTAGCCTACGGCAAGCGCCTTATGGAAGTCAAAGGTCCAATGATCTGGGACGGTGAGGCGAAAAAATTCTACTGCGACTGGTACATCCAACACTCAAAACGCAACGCGCCTCATCCTATGCTAGTTGGTTACTTTGAATCCAAGCACGCACAACTACTCAAAATCGCAACCCTGCTTTCCCTGTCAGACAACTTCGACCGTATCCTCAGCGTTCGGCATCTTCAATTCGCACTCGAAATCCTAGGACTCGCTGAACTCAACATGTCCAAAGTCTTCGCTGGCATGGGTCGTAACGAACTCAACCCAGTCGCCAACAAAGTCGTCGAAGCCATCCGTTCCCAACCAGAAATCGAACAAAAAATCGGTGCCCTCACCCAACGCGTCCGTGTCATCCCCGAAAAGCAACTCCGTGCAATCTTCTTTCACGAAGCGTCATCCATGGAAATGGACCAAATCCTACGTCACCTCGAAGACACGGGCAAAATCGAGAAGCTTGCGTCACGTTCAGAAAACGGCACAATCAACCGCGTCCTAATCCGCCTCGTCGAGTAAGCATCAATTCCTGATATGAACCTTTTAGATCGCCAAAATTACAAAGATACCGATATCCAAGGTGCACGCTCTATGGGTTGCGACCTAGTGCAACTTAAATACGACGGCTGGTGGACTCGACTCGAAATCGCTTCCGGCTACATTCGGTTCTATTCTCGAACAGCCAGACTGTTCAAAGAATTGCCCATCGCTGACACATCCTTAACCTGCACCCTCATCGGTGAACACATGCAAGGCACCCAATGGGCGCAAGAACCCGGACGTATCGGCCGTACCTTTTTGTTTGACTGTTGGTCATGGGGTGACACGCGCCTCACGGACGTCCCGTATCGGGATCGCTACCGCGTACTGCGCCTTGCGCCTACCCACTTGCCGGCTACCTTTGGTGTTGTCGAGTGCCACCGCTTAGACGCGGCTCAGCACTTGTGGGACACACACGTAAACCCTGAGAAATTCGAGGGCTTGGTCTTCCGACGCTCACACGATGACGTATCAGCCACAGTGTACCGCCAAAAAAAGATCATCCGTGAGACCCTTATTTGTGACGGCTTTATCGAAGGTATGGGGAAATTCGCCGGCACCCTCGGGGCTGTACGTGCACACACTTCCAATTCAGTCATCATCGACGTGGGCGGCGGATTTACCGACACCCAACGACGTGAAATCTGGGACAACCAAGACCTCTACCTCGGTAAGCCGTTCGAGGTAGAGGCCCGTGCACGATTTGAATCAGGTTCCCTGCGGCACCCGAACTTCATTCACTGGAGGTCGGACCTTAATCCCCCAGCACTCGCATGAACTGATGTGCCTGCGCAGGTGTCATGCCTTTTTTAACCATCAACGCTTCCATGATTTGCGCATTTTCCAACCGTCGTGCCGGATCACCTTGCACCCCGCCAACAGAACTCTCAGCACGAATCTTCTGTTTTTCCAAATCGAGCGGTTTGGTTGCCTGTATTACATGCGATGGGAACGTTTTCTGTATCGCCTGAGCTTGACCTGACGCCGCTAGTGGCACTGGTGCCAGCGGGTCAGCGATGTTCTTAAGTCGCACAGCTTTGTCAGTTATCCGTGTAACCGGATGCATCGGGTCGCCCAACGCAATCGTCGGGTCCGCAGCGAGTTGATCTTTCACCCACTGAATCGCCGGTTTATTATCCCCACGATTCATTTGATTGGCAACATCGGTTATCGTTCGTTCTTCTTTCTTCTTGTGCTCGTCAGTTGTCCGCTTGACCAACTCACGCACCTTGCGTGACTCGCTCGCACCCGCGGGCTCAAATCCCATGTTATACTTCACGAGGTCCATTGTGGTAGGATTGTACACTGGCTCGTTGGTATTGGGATTGCGGAACTGATAATCCCCAAACTGCGTCTTGTTCATAGCCATCGTTACCGACCGCCGCAAAGCGTTCGGCGCGAGGCTTGTCACAGCTTTCTGTGGCTGACCAGAGATGAAGTATCCCAACCCGTCATACCAGTTCTTCATCAGACTAAACGACGCACTCGCGTCCGCGATGTTGAAGCCGTCGTACGAACTCACACCCAAGAAATCCGGGTTGCCCACGCGCGGTCCAATGTTCACGCCGAACACCTGATTCGGCACCCCATTCAAAGCAACCTCGGTTAGCGTCTGTCGTACACCCGTATCATCTGACACCTTGCCTGACAGTTCATACAACCCTAATCGGGCCTTGGACTCCAGATCGTGCTCGCCTTCCTTGTACGCCCACGCCATGAAAGCCGCCACACCGGGCAGGCCACGCAAGCCGGCCAAAACCACGGTCGATATAAATAACGCAGACCAAGCTTTCCATGCCCGCTGACGGTCCTCGGGTCTAATGTTCGGGTCCATCTTGATAGCGTCACGCGTGGTGTTATACCACATACCCAAGATGCCAACAGAATACTGTCCCATCGAATGGAGCACTCGTCCAGCTGGTGCCAGTTGACCCATTTTACCAATATACCCGGGTGCGTTCGTACGTCCACCAGCGAACATTGATTGAGTGCGTACGATATCAGCATGTTGATACCCCTCATCGACGTTCATACCGGCATCATATGCTTGATCCATACCAGCAAACATAGCCACATGATTATTCAACTGATGGGCTAACCGCGGTAACACCATCGCACCACGTAATAACCGATAAACCGGATCGAGTGCCCAGTCTGCCACAGACGCATCATACTTATTAGTACCCAGCATCCGTGCACTTGCTTGGCGCAAATCTTCAGACTCGGTAATATCGTGCATCAACCCTTTATCAATTACCTTCAGGCCGAGTCCCTTTTGGAAAATCATAGCCTTGTACTCCTGTCGCGTGGGGCTGACACCTTTGTCAGTTTTCAGACTCCCTGACAAAGCCAGCTTGTCTATCTCGGCAGCACTCATTGTGTGAAACGCCAATGCGTCTTTGTAACCAATACTAACATTGGCATACGCACTACTAATCCCCTGCTTGCCCTTACCGCTTCGGATCAACTGCACCGGCAGCGTCGTAATCGGGTCGGCCAAGTTGACGATCATGCTGGACACGTTGGCCGCGATATAACTCGCGGACACAAACGTCTTAGCCGACTGCTCCAACCTGCCCGACGGCACAAGCATAGCTTGTAAATTTGTACGAATATGCTGAGCCACAACTGGTTGTTCCGCCAAACGAGCATCGCTCAAAATCAACTCAATCTTATGCTGCAACGCCCGACGTGCTATTGTACTAGCCAACGCGTTCTGGGACTCGAACATATTAGTAACATAATCCAACCCAATGGCGCTTGGTACACTCTTGCGCTTCATTAAAAACTTACCAGTCCCACGTTTCTCTAACGTCTCACGTACACCTTCGCCGGGTTTAGGTGCATACTGACGAATTATGGCCAGCGTTTGTGCATCGAGTCCCAACGGATTCTCAGACAACCACTTATCCATGTGCGCAATCTCAAGTTGCTCATACTTCAACGCAATCGTTTCGGGTGAATCAAACTTACTAGCTTCTTCTTTCTCATCCCGAGTTGAATGAACCACATCCTTAAACCCTTTAGCTTGCAGTTCTTTAATCAGTTTATCGGCACCTGACTTCGTCTTTGTACTATCAAAATGCCTAACCCCACTGGCGTCAAATGACGTTACAAAATGCTCACCACGACGCTGTTCGGTAGCAAAATACGGCGCCCGTTCAAGTATCAACTTGTTCAAATCCTTTACCTGCTGTACCATACCATCGTTCAAAAACGACAGCGCCAGTTGCGCACTCTCGTTCGGCAGCATGTTCAACCCTTGCTGGGCTAAAACCTGATTACCGACTACCATACCACGAACAATTCGTGTAGTAGCCTCGTACGCCACATTCCATGGGAGGTTGTTAGAATACGACTTCATTAACAACAACGAAGTCCGGTAACTCAGCGAATCAATACGCGAGTCAACCAGCAACTGGCCACTCGTTTGGTTCGCCTCCATAGACCGCAACCACGTATCGGCCACGTCAGGATGTACATGCCCGTCAGGGTCACCAATACCCGACTGAATAACCTCCTCACGTAAAAACCACTGACCCTTGTCATTCTGCTGCAACGGACTCATCTCATTCCGTTGTGCCCAGTGAAACAGCTTATTCACCATCGTGGCATTTTGACGATCCTCCATCGTCTTAGCCTTACGCATTTGGAAAATTGGCAAACCCTTGTTCAATTTACCATTAGTATGACTAAACGGCGCACGCTGATTCAACGCCATGCGATTTTCATCAGGTATCAACTGCATGATTGACGCAATCGCATCGTGCATTAACGGCACGCCTTGACGAGACAAATGATCCAAACTCTGCTGGAACAACCCAAGTGCTTTGTAAAACAATCCGGGTGACGTAGCCTTGCGTATCGACCGGGGTCCGGGAAACAAATCCATCTGACCTTCGGACTCCCTCATATCCAACACGGTAGCCTCTTGCACTTCGGCCAACGGATCACGATACTGCTTACCCGCCTCCTCTGGCGTCCCACCAAACAACTCGTCCTGTACCGCCTTGGACGCAGCGCGAATCTGCTTCTTGACTGCCATTAGCTCTGGACGGGATTCAAGTATCTGTTCAATCTGAGCCTGCGATATGTGAATCTCAATCGGGGGCAACGGTCCAGCACCTTGTTCAAGCCCGTTGACCAGATTCTTTAATTGCGCAATGCCCAACTGCGGCTGTGGGGAATGGAAAATCTGTTCATAGCTCCGAACCAGCTCAGGCAAATCCTTGTTTGAACCGCCTGCGGCCCACACCACACCCGCAATGTTTGGCAACGACGAAGCCTGTTGAATCGCGTCAAGGCTGTCAGCCAAATTACGAGTCAAACCTTTGGCAAACATCGCAACCTCCTCGGGGGCAAAGGTCAATAATTCGTCGACATTTAACTTTTGTCCCGTGCGACCCATCATCATACCCGGCCCGAGTAATTGACCCAGAACTGCTACAAACTCCTCAGGCCGTTCAGCGCCATAAGCAATCAAAGCTGGTATGTCCCGGTTGCGCTGGCCGTCGATAACATGAAATTCATTGGGGACAATACGTTCAAAAAACCATTGAAGCACCGCGGCACGGTGATCGACCTTTGCGGTTTTGGCGTAGTTCAACACCCGCCACATAGCAGTAAGACTCTCGTCAGAAATACTTTTAACATTCGGCTTTGGCACCCCACCCCGCATTATTTCAACAAGATGGTGAACGTACTCATGAGTAAGATCACCAACAACTCGCCAAGCGTCATACGTACGCTGATCACCCGTACTAGCAGCACTGTATTGCGCCAGACCAATAGACGGACGGCCCTGTGCCTGATCCATAGCTGAGTACAAACCACCGAACAGCCTGCTAACCTCCGGACTCAGCATCCCGACCGAGATGTCAGGCTGGGTACGAATAAAATAACCCATTATCGGCGCCACGCGAGACTTGATTTCATCCAAATCGTACCCGCGTTGAATAAACATATTGCGCAACGTGCGATAAATATCCATCACGCCACCACCCATCGTAACCGGTTCCTCAGAAGTACGTGACACAGTCATCCCTTTACCACCCATTTGAGGCAAGGTCGGTTTCATGACTTCAACCGTCGGCACCTCGACATTGGCGTGTTTAACCAACTGTCTAATAAGCTGATGTGTGAAATCTCCAATCGTTTTGCCGGACCAAGAAATCGTTTCACGCACCTGCCGCAACACCTGATTAACCGGTAAGACACGACTATCGGACTTCGCACCCCACGCAGCAAGAATCCGTCTAGCCGCTGGGGACTCGGGGTTATTAACGCCTGTTTTCGTAATCCCAGCTCCGAACAGCACATCAACAAAATCCTTAATAACCGGTTTATACCTTTCCTCGGTCTTGCCGTGGACCCTCAATTTGCCAGTCTGCATAAACGCAGGCGACAAAACGTCCCAAAGTTTATCCGCAGGTGTGTCGAGTACAAACTGACGAACCCGCTCAGCGCCCTGACCCCAATCGACCTTAGCCAACGGAGTGGTACCTCGAACATCCTCGGTCGAGATTTGCTCAATCGGTACAGCAGTTTCAGGATCAAGCCGTTCCATGGTATTCTCTTGACCGGACGCACTTTCGGTGACACCCTGACCAACTCGACGAGAATCGCCCAAGCCGGTCTCGCTCAACAGCACCTCATTCTGACTCCGATTGCCGCGACCATAGATTTTAACCTTATACTTACCTTCAAAATTCTTATCGTGCAGCCGGCCTAGCGACATAGGATCAAACGTCATAACCCGTTCTTCCTTCGCACCTCCGGTTTTAGCCAGCCGGCGCTCACGTGACACCGGGGCTTCGACGTTGGCCCAGTCCAAACCAGCCAACTCCTCAGGCGTTTTACCCAAGGTCAAGTTATCAATCAACTCGGTCATCATCTCGGCATACTTAATCGTCTCACCAGTACCATACAAATTGTCATTCTTTTCATGATGGTCAAGGCGGTCATAAATCTGTTCATGCAACGACTGACGACTGATTTCCTTGGTAACCGGATCGCGAGTTTCCGACAAGCCAAACGTCTCCGGCACCTTACCCAGCGCTTCCATAAACGCGGCCATGGTGTTATTGTCTTTAATAACCTTCTCGGATGTTTGCGGTCCGGCAATCGACTGTTGCGTAAGCTGTTCGCCCCGCGCTTGCTTAGCAAGTTCACTGGCAATCACCATTTCGCCAGCCAGACGGTTAACCATCTGCTGATACGCAGCGGAGTAGCTATTATCAAGACTGCGCTCAAGCCCTTCGCCGATGGTATTCTGCAACCACTCATAGTCAAACTTCGGCAAATGGCCCTGCGCTTGTAACTGAGCAACCGCCGCAGCGCTAGTTCCAGTTTCACCAACTTTCTCATCTACCAGCCGCAGCGCATCTGACACCAGAATACTCCCACGGCGCATGTAATTAGCTAGATCAGACATAGTCTGCGGGGGCGCAGCATACAGCATCATGGCCGTCCGCTCACCAGCATCGGCAATCGCACCCAAGTCATGTGACTCGCCCCAGAACTTGGCAACCCGAGCGGCTTCGACCTTACGGGCGATCGGATCCGTGATGTCACGTATATCCCTGATATTCTGCGCAAACGTTTCCTTCCGCCACTGCTCCGGGTTCTTATCAGGAATTGATGCAGACTCCTCGATGAGCCGCTGGAACTCGGCGGCTTGACGGGCTTCGGCTTGAGTGCCGTAGGTCTGTTGGCCCATCTTGCGTGCGGCGCTGGCAGCTTCGGCCGCTTGACCCGCGTCACGGGCTTCGCGTTCGAACTGAGCTTCGCGCTGCCACTCGGACAGCACCTCACTGGCACGACGGTTCAAGCCGTTGCGGTTCTTAACCGCGCTGATGGCCTCGGGTCCGGCAAACACAGCGGCGTTGACCAACGTGTTAGCAATGGCTTCGGGACTCGTGGGATCGACACCTTCTATCACCTGCCCGCCCACGCTACCAGCCATCGCACCCGTAGCGGTGCCGACCGCCTGGGCGACCTTCGGGATCGGGCTGGTCATGGCTTGACGTGCGATTTCGGCACTGATAGCGGCCTCACCTGGTCGGATCGCGTTGGCCGCTTGGCGGTTGATGAACTTCTCTGTGGCACCGCCAGTCAATGACCCGACACCCTTGGCGAGTCCAAAGGTACCGAGATTGGTTCCAGCAGCGATCAAGGCCTTTACTGGATCTTCGGTCTCGGCAAATGTACGAGCCGCAATGTCACCCGTCATAGCTGGGATACCGACACCGGGAATAAAACCCACAGCACTACGGGGTGTCTCTTGACCGAACTTGCCCAACACCTGTTCCATCATGTCACTGTTCGCACCCAAGCTAATGTCAATACCAGCACCGACAGTTCTACCGATGGCTTTACCAATTTGGGGCAACCGGGTAGCCTCCAACCCTTGAGTCACAGCCTGATTATACGCCTTGGCGTTCTGCAACGCTTCGTCTTTGGGCATGGTCACCATACCACCGGGCATGTCACTGGTCAGTGCCAGCTGATCTACACTCGCCGGCCGATACCCCATTTCCGCCAGCCGTGCGTCAGCCATGCGAGCTTTACCAGCAGTCTCGAGAGTGCGGGCCTCTTGGTCCCACACTTCAAACGGCACGTGTCCAACCTGCGGGTGGGCCTGCACAAAATCAGCGTACTCCTGTTGGCGCGTTTTGGGCGCGGAGAACGTGGGCACCCCCTCGGGCTGAGCGGGTGCCTGCGGTTGAACCAAGCCCTCAAAGGGCAGAGCGTCGAAAGGAGTAGGCATGACTTGTGATTATTAGCCGTAACCAAGGGGAAGACCACCGGAACCGCCGGTCATCGGGGTACCACCCATACCGGGAGCGGTGCCGAACTTGCGTGCCAGAATCTGGGCGAGACGGTACGTGTCCGTATTCGTCGGCGCGGGGTTCGGGTTGTTGACCGGCGACGACGGCTGAATCGCCGTGGGCGAGTTGGGTGTTTGAGGAGGACCAACGAGACTCATCAGGTCCGCACCTACGTGCTGGATCAACGGTTGTTCCTGCGTAATCGCCTGCGGTTCACCGAAGTCCTGTACCGGCGGAGGAGTCGCAGCCATGTCAGCCATTTGGCCGAACTGACCAGAAGCGCCCGCACTCGGGTTGGGACCTGCGCCACCCGTAACACTCTGGGTCACATCGGGCTGCGGGTATGCAGTGGTCTTGATCCCCTTACCGGGCAGGTACTCCTGCGGGACACCACGCACGGGCGAGCTACCCGGAGTCGTCGGCTTGCCAGTTCCACGCGGGTTGTACGTATCGGAGTTGTTGGTCGGCGCAGCACCACCCTGAGTCGGGAACAGGAGCCCCATGACGGCTTCTCTACCAACGTTGCGTTCGCGCACAGCGCCAACGGCACCCGCAGCGGCGAGCTCTTTACGAAACTCAGGATCGAGAAGCATCTCGGCCAGACGAGCCTCGGCAGTAATCTTACGCTGCTGGGCTTGGGCCAACGGGTCAGAGCGCTTGGCGTCAGCCTCACGGCCCTTCTCCAACATCGCTTCCCAACGGTCCTGCACTCGATTAGACTCCTGCGAACTACGAAACGCGGCGGTATCCTTACGTTCAGACTCACGACTACCCTGCTCGGCCTGACGAATCGCCAAGTCCTTCTCACGATAATTCTGTAACGCGGTTGCCTCCTCACGCGACAAACCCAACTGCTGCGCCCAACGAGACCGTTCAGCCTCAAGTTTCGCATCGTCCTTACTCGACTTCACACCTTCTTGAAACCGGGTCTTATCCCACTCGGGTCCGTGTAAAATCTTAGACCAAAAACTCTGTGTCCCTGTATCAGGGCTGGTGGCACCCGGCAAACCTTCGGCGCTTGCGGCTTTGGCGTAATCAGTCGCAAAGGCGTTACCAACGCCCTCCTTCGCGATGCCACCAGCTGTGTTAGTAAGAAAAGCCGTCAACGCTTGTTTCCAAGGCGGCGTGACAATTTGAACAGGCGAATGAGTCGCCAAGTTCATAGAGGGCAGTTGCCCGAGTTGTGCGGTAGGTAAAGCCATGTTAAGCGAAACCGAGTTTACGGAGTTGTTCTTCGTTAGAAGCTATGCGCATACCTTGTTGAGGCATACCTTGCATCGTTTGAGGTGTTTGAAAGTTCAAAGCACCGTATTGAGTCATTTTCTGTTGTGGGGTTACAGCTCGTGCCCCCATGGAACCAGCAGCACCACCGGCGGCTTTCTGACCAAGTCCGCTGAAAAACGAACCAACCGCGCTAGAAGGTGCCGTTCCCGCAGCACCTGCCGCTTCGACAGCATCGCCGGACGCCATGATAGCAGCCGCTTCGGGTGAGAGGCCGGCGCCTGCAGCACCGGTTCCCGCGGCCCCTGCTTCGGCACCAAAGCCGGCGCTAGACAACGCACCAGCTGCGTCACCTGCGCTCATACCAGCGGTCGCCAAATCAGCGGCAGCGGTACCGCCAGCGGCAGCAGCTCCCTCACCAGCAGCGGCAGCCCCTGCACCCGCAGCACCCGCAGCACCCGCGGCCTCACCACCCAGCATACTCGCCAGCGGTCCAATACCAGCTGCGCCAAGTCCCGTAGCACCAAGAGCTAAAACTCCCAATGCCGCCAACCATTTCTTTTCATTATCGCCCATTGTAGTAAATGTTAAAGGTTAAACAATCTCACCGTTTGACCGAGTAAAGGGCGTCGGCGTAGCAAACCGACCAAACACCCGCAACCAGCCTTTGGCCACGATCCGTAGGAACGGATTGGCCCGCTTGCCCGTAGTCATCTCGCGTCCAAGTGCAACTTCCGGCTTGACCATCGTGTAATACGCGGCATACCGGAGCACCAGACTCTTCTGAACTGTCGGGGCGAAGCGTTCTGAAAAGACGTAATACCCACGGCGCTGCGTTGGGCTGCAACCATAATCGCGCACATGCCGTACGAGATTGATCTCGTCCCACAGGCGACCAGCGTCCGCCCCAAGTTCAGCAACAACCTGCCCACGCGCATCGGGGAAGTTCTTAGCGTGCTGCATGACCTCAAACGCTTTGGCCTCGGTTATCTGGGAGTCTAAATAAATGGAGGACATAAGGCCGACAACCATACAACATCCTCCACCGGAGGAAGTAGAAGTCTTTGGCGAGACACCAGAGCCAGTGGTAACACCAGTACTAGCCGAAGTGCCAGATTGATTCTCATTCGAGGTGGTGTTGCTCGAGTTAACTATGTCAGAAAGATTCAAAGTTTGACTGGCGTTGGCGGTATCTTGTGTACCAGTTTGAGTGCCAGTATTTGTGCTTTGTTGATTGGTATTCCCAGTCGTAGCCTGATTGGTGTTTTGGGTGTTGGTCCCAGAAGTAGCTTGCGTACCGGTGTTGGCACTCGTGTTAGTCTGACCAAGATAAGGATTGCCAGCGTTAGCCAAGGTGGTAACAGCCGTGGGTCCAGACATTTGACCAGTAGCCTGCAACTGAGCGTTCAAAGCCTGATTGCCTACTTGAGCCGCAGCCATACCAGCCGCACGACTCTTAGCCGCATCGCCGGTGCCAAACATGCCCGGACCAGACAGAGCGTTGTTAACCGCTTGAGAAGTCAACGCTTGCTGTTGAGCTGGCCCGTTGCTGACCAAGTCTTCAAGGAACCCGCCGGAAACTTTGTCAGCTTGCTGGGCACTAGCGGCTTGGCCTTTAACCAGTCCACCTAACCCAAGAGTGTCTACTACGTTGGTCGTACCAGTAGTCTGGCCTTGGGTGTTGGTCACCCCAGTATTAGCACCAGTTGTCGCACCGGTCATTGTACCAGCGGTGGTCCCGACGGTTTTACCGGTACTATCAGTTTGGCCAGTATTCGTAGTCTTACCAACATTAACCGTCTGCCCCTGCTGAGTGCCTTGTTGGTTCTGCGTGCCAGACGTAGTTGTCTGACCCTGTGAAGCTGACGCGCCTACTTGACTTCCGCCCATTAACTGAGCCGAATTGGCACCCGAACCGGTCGCCATGTTAGCCGCGGCTTGTAGTTGGTTACCAACATCACCACCGCCAAAAATGTTTGCTGCGGTGTTACCAGCTGCACTATTATTGGTTAAACTATTCGGCACCGCCGCTGATTCAAAACCGCCGGCACCAAAGGTCTGGCTGGACCAATTGTTAAACGCATTATTAGCACCCGGATCAACGCCCGGATTCTGCTGTTGGAATAGGGAAATGGCTTGATCGTATGTCATTTGAGTTCTTTTTCAAAGGTTAGGAACGCTTTCTTAAACCCATAACGGGCACTTGAGAAACACTTAATCGCTTCGCCGGCGGAACGGCGGGTTGTTACGGCATAGTAAGAAATGCCACTTTTCTTAGCCCAGTCTTCAAAAGCTTGCATAAGAGTCACCGTGGCTTCAAACTTGCCGGGCGTGTGGTAAAACCACCGCACAACAAAAAAGCGGTCTTTAGAAAACAGCGGAGTGCACTCTTGAGCACAGCCAAACGCCGTTGGCACACCCATGTCATCAATCGCTATACCCACCCAAGCCTGATTATGCTCGACCACGAGGTTGACCAACGTCTTGCGCACGAAGTCTTCATCAAAAGGCTCGCGGACTTTATCACTAATTGATGCCAACGAAATGGCAAGAAAATCCCAGTAATGGATAACATGGGCAACAGCGGTAAGGCGGATGATTTTCACGGAGCGCAGAGGAGTTTGTAGGTGGTGCCGCTATTATCTTGTACAGTAACATACCCAGTCGCAGCGGGTGCGCCGCCGACAAAAGCATTAGCCAGTTTCAACGGTTGGACACAAACAATTGCGGCGGATCGGACAACAAGAACGTCAGCGCCGTTGCAAACGCCACGCATGTCACCAGATGAGTTCCAGCGCCAACCGGTGTCGGTATCAGAACTAAACGAATAGGCTGGGCGAGCCAAGGAACCGTCACTGGCTTGAATGGTATCACCTAAAATTGAAGTAGCCTTAGCTGAGGTTGAACTTTGGACAGTGATGTTGGTGTAAAAACCACCGAAATCCGGGCCGTATACGTTTATTGAGGTTACACCAAAAACATTAGTGGCATAATACTGATTAGCACCAAAACCAGCGTTACCGGACATCCCATGATAAAAAACACCATTAGATCCAGCGGTGTTAACATACATCGAAACCGAACCTCCGATGTTGTTTGTCATATCAAGAGCGGGATAATTCCCACCCGCTAAGTACAACCCCATTAGTGAAACATTAGCAGCGTTGAAGAAATTCAGCGACGCAGGATTGCCAGCGTAGGTGCCCACAGCGACACGCTTAGCACCAGCAGCGCCGACTGTAAAACCTGCCGAGTCAATAATGACGTTATTTGGTGCTGACCCGCCCAGCATGTACAATCCTGAACCGTCCCACGTAATCTTATTGCCGGTCGATTTGCCAACAAAGAATTTGTACCCGGGGGTGCCCGTAATGTCGTACCCTAGAAAAAACCCAGTGCCGGCGTTATATCCCGTAGCCCCACCTTTGATATAATTGGTTGACCCCATGTCAATGTTGCCGACACGTATGCCACCCACCGTACCGTCTGCGGTGGTTTTTGGTTTAATCAGCGTAAACGCGGACGAGATTTGCTGAAACTGCACATTCAGGTTAGCCAACGCCTGAGTGGTCGACGCGGACAGGCTCGAAAGACTCGAAGCACTCGAGATCGAAACCGCAGGTAGATTAAGGACTGTTCCAGAACTCATTTTTCGACGTGTAGTTGTGGTCCGAGGATGAATTCCTGATAAAGGTTAAAAATCCCGTAATACAACGGCGAACCTTGGAATTCGAATTTGTACGACACGGACCTATAAGGTGTCCGCGGTAAAGATAGACGCATGTCGGTGAGTGTGCGGGTCCAGGTTTGACCCAACGCGGTGTAACTTGGCGAACCGGCACCGATCAACTCGCGCGCTGCGATGGACAAGATAAGACCATCATTGTTGTAATCATGCGCGTCGATGTACATTGTCTCAGCCTGCTTGATATGGAAAAAGTCACCGTAGTTCAAAAACGGTGTGATGAAATAGGGCTTAGTATACGCAGTAGCGATCAAATCGGTGTTGTATGTGTCTTTCTTAGGACTAGTAGCACCGGGGCTTTGATCTAGGTCAACAAAAAGATGCCCATCGTACCCATAAACAACCTTGCCGGGTGCGTGATACATCGGGCACGAGCAGTAGCCTTCGGTTTCACCAGAATAGGTGCAAGGCATATTGCGAAAATGCCAGTCGTCGGTTTGCTCGTTGTACACCACCTGACGAGCTTGATAATCACTCGTGCCAGAGATAGGTGACCAGTACGTCCACACAACCTCCTTAGCCTCAGGGTTGTAGATACCAAAGGTTCGCTGGAATTGTTCAGTATCCTCAGCGGCGATTTCAGAAAAGAACTTGTTACGGACCTTAAGACCCATCGGGGTCGGTTCGAATTCGTCAATTTTGTAAAAATCGTTTTGCCCGATGAAGTAAATCGCCTGAGGGGTGCGCACAACGCCTGACATAAAGACTGACCCGATGCCGCTGTTGAGTTGTGAACCTTGAAAAACGTTCGGCAACCCGACGTATTGAAAGGTCCAAATCGACGTAGGCAGAAACACGAACAACAACGACCGCCAAGGGGCCAAGCCTGTGATACCTTGCCACGAATTGTCGGCAAACTGTTGTTGAACCAAAGGTTTAGAATCAGCCTCGTTAATCAACGTGCTGAAGAACTGATCCGGGTTGTTGAGATGCGACCAACCCAAGGTGAAGGGCATGATGCGTTTGGTCTCGTCAGATTGTAAGCTGTCCTCGACCACGCCATTGACCGTGGCGTACGAGAACTGCGAGACAAACAAATGCCCATAAAACACCGCGACATGCCGCCCGAAGGTGGGGCAGTAACCAACGCTGGTTACGAAATTGTCACGTACCCGATAAACCTCACGGCCACCGCCAGCGAAGTAAATGTCATTCCCGTATACGTCAGATGAGTAATTACGTGTGGAAACATATAAATTCTTAGCTGTAAACGAGGGTTGCCGCATGTAGTCATACTGCCAAACCCACGAATTACCTACGGTATACCCTGTGAAATCCGTCGTCGAACCTTGACCTTGAAACGAGACACGCAACCCATTTGCACCAATCGCGGTGTCTTGTTGGATTGGAAGACTAGCCGACCAAGCACCGCCATTCCGACGCCAGCGAAAAGTTGTCGCGGCGTCAATGTTGACCTCAATCGTGTCAGTGTATGCGGCAAAGTCAGTCGAGTTGATACCGTACAACAGGCACTGACCAGTTAAGGTCGTATTATTCGGACGAGTGACCATGCGCACAACCGGCAAGCTGCTTTGAGTCGCCGGAGTCGTCACATCGACATATTTGGCAATAGAGTCCGTAACCACCAAATACTTCGGATCAAACGCTTTATTGGGGACTTGGCGCAATAGGTGGGTGGTGTCGCCATAGGCAGGGGCGCCAACGTGGGTTACCGCCACGTACTCCCCTAACCACGGCGTCTGTTCCAAACGACCGTTCACCGAGCGGAGATTTAGTAAATCCCAGCAAGTCGAAGGATCAGTCAAATGCCGTTGTTTCGATTGGTCGAAACCTTGCGACACCACCCGAACAAGAGTTTGTTTAGTAGAGGACATTAGTCAAGTGCGGTCCAATCATCACCTTGATACCCTTTACGAGCATCGTCGAAAGTCATTTTGTCCCAAGCGCTGTTTACCAAAGCGGCACTCAACGCAACCCGACTGTCCTCTTTGATGTAGACGTTTAGGTTCTGTACACTAGCAAGCAGGACCCAGTATTGATAGTTGTCAATAAAGAAGTCCGAAGTCTCAGACCCGGTTAAATCCGCCAAGTCCTGCTGGCCGAAGAACATAAACCATGACGCAGCGTTGCACGTATTGATAAACAAATTAGTACCAACAATGTAACCAAACATCTGCTGCGTTGGTATGGTATTGTAATAATACGGCGGGTAAGCAGGATAGCCTGACGTAAACGGCCAACCCATATTAGCCGGCAGCAACTGGCGAAACCACCTAGGATTGTCCAACGAAATCTTATTCGTCGGCTGCATGTTACCAGTGGAATCTTTGGTATAATTAAACAGCATATCAATCGTTTTGATACGCAGGGCGCCGGTTGTGCCAGTGCCAGCATCGGAAGTATACGGCCCGTAATTTGACGACGGGTAAGACCATGGCGCACCGCTCGACCCGTTTAGTCGAATGGCACCCATAACCTTCAACCCTTCCCACGAGTTAGCTTGTAACGCCTGTCGACGGGAATCATTGATCGCCGCTAGGACGTTGTCAACAGACCCCGGTTGGAAAGTCGCGGCAGCCCGACCCGTGTAATTCAACACGCGATCGACCATCGCCTGAATGTAGGAGGAGTAAGCCATAAGTTTAATGAAGCCTTGGTGCGTATCAATATCTGATACACACCAAAGCTCGATGAACCTACAGGTTAGCTACCAGAGCCGAGGTTCGGCTCGCCACCCATTTTACCCGGCGCGGCATCGCCAGAGGTGGTGTATTGCTTCAGAACATTGGTGCCGGACAAGGAATCCTTGGCCTCACCTTTGAGCATGTCGGTGTCGCACACATGCTTGCCGGACTTAGACGTCCACTCTTGGTTGCGGAGATCAGGAACTTTCATGGTTGGGTGTGATTAAACGGAGTCGCCTTCGACCTGAATGTAGAGAGTACCGGACACGTCAGCGGGGGCAGTAGTGCCGTCAACTGAGGTGAGGGTGTAGATACTGGAGCCGTTGGTGGTAACATTGACGTTAGCCTCAGCGGGACCAGCTTTGATGAAACGGTAAGCAAAAACCGACAAGATGCGACCGGACGCGAATCCGAGCAAAGAGTCAGAAATGTCACCGGCGGTAGCGCCCTGTGTAGACAGGACGATAGAGAAGCGACGCTTGGTAGCGATGACCTTACCGGATGCAGAACCGATAAGGTCATTCGAGATCAGCGTCACATTTGAAGCTGTGACAGCGGCCATAGGTTAACGATAGTCGAGGACGTTTTGGAGGTACATGTTGGACTCCGGGAACTCGAGTTCGAGACCGGACTCCGTCAGCCACTCGTCTTCACGGTAATCAGCGTTGTTCGGCTGGCGCTGGGTGAGCAGCTCCGTATCGCGACCGTTCATGTAACGGTAACGCAGGTTCAGAACATCGAGGAACAGCGCGTTGTAGCGCAGGATCGGGTTCTGGCTGAACAGCGGGTGGCTCTTGTAGTAAATCTTACCAAACGGGGTCTGGTGAGCTACGACATTCATACCGTACGTGTCCGTTATCGGCAGGTCACTCATCAGCACCGCACGGCTCTTGTAGAGCTGATTGATGACGTTGAGGAAACCGGAACCACAAAGGACCAGCTTTTCGTTGGCCTTGTTGTTCGTCACGCGGAAGACACGCTCCAGATAACCATCATAGAGTTTCTCCGTGATGTAGTTATTGGTGTTCGAGATGATACGGCAATCGTCATCCGTGTCAGCGGTTACCGCCGCAGGACCGACCGATACGCCGTCACCACCACGGTACTGCGAGTAAGCGGCCTGCCACTGCTGGAGGAACCAAATGACGCCACCCGTGTAGCGCGTGATGGTACCACCGTTGTTGGACAGAAGCGATTGACCGAAGATGAAACCCTTTTCTATCTCGATCATGTGGTTGACCGAAGCTTCTTTAGCTTGGTCCTTGTACGGGCCAGTCTCGTCGTATTTCGCACTGGTCTTCAGCGCCGTGCCAGTGATCTGGAACGCGGTACGGAAGATTTGCGAATAGTTCGAGATTTCGATTGGCATGTTGTACGTGTTGTACGACGAGCCAACGGTGCCTTCGGCGAACGCCGAGCCGACAATCAGGACTTCAACCGACACGCCAGAGGCGGAGTTGTAGGTGACTGCGTTAGCGGAAGTCTGTACCGCGATGAAAGCCAAGCGATTGTTCGCGGCATCAACATAGGTAACACGACCGATAAGCGAAACTAGGCCGAGGGTGGAGTCTACGGCGTAGTATTTGATAACGTGGCCAACACGGAAGTTGGACGTACCGCCGTTAACATTCGCGTTGACCTTGACACCGTATTGGGTGCCAGCGGTTGGCGTGAAGTTAGCGCCAGCGGCGGTCCAGGTGCCGAAGTCGGCAGAAACAGCCGAGTAGAACACAACATTGCCGGAGATCGCGGCGGTGGTCGTGCGCTGGGGCTGGAGACGCTTTTCGTACCAGTGGAACTCAGAATCGTTCGTAACCTCTTCCTTCATCAGAGAGAGGAGACCCATGAGGGGAGCAGCACCGTTCGGGTAAAAATAAAATACCGACCGGCGCACGTTCTTGAACCGTTGTGTAGAGAACGATTCGGAGCTAATAAGACCGAGGATAGCCATTGTAGTGCGTAGTTAACTTGCAGCGTTGGTCATGAGGTTGGTGTGAACAACCGTTCGGCTGTGGTTTGCGTGGGTGCAGCACCACCCGATGAACCACTTCGCCCTCCCATTGATGTGGTGGACATTGGCCGAGTACCAGACTGCTGCGAGGTGGTCTGGTTTGGAGTGCCCCCGGCTTGAGCGACAGCGAGTTTGAAGTCGTTGACGTTCTTACCGAGGAGTTTAGCTGCCTGTGCTGCGACAAAGTTTTTAGCCTCACCGACGTTGTTGAAGCTCATACCACGAGCTTTAGCTGCGTCAGTGATTTCTTTAAGAAGCGGGCCGTAGTCTTTTAGACCGGGGTATTCACCCACGAAGTCACTAAAATGCTGTTGGGCACGCTGTTCTTGAAAGGTCTGTTGGACTGGTTGGATTTGCTGGCGAAGCTCAGAGACCTTTTGGTCCATGAGGTAGCGGTTGATGGTAACCGCTTGACGCGCGATAGCCTGCAAGTGGTCGTTGTAGGCGGCGAGTTGGTTTGGAGTCGGCTTGACTCCAAAGGTGTTCTCGAAGGTTTGTTCAGTCGCCGTGTAAATGTTGAACTGAGAACGAAATTCGTCATCAGACATTTGCGGCTGACCCTGGGACTGCGCAGCGGCTGGCTGATTGCGCGCAGCGAGTATGGACTGAAGCTGCTGCTCTGACATAACCACCTGAGGCGGCGCTGACGGGGACGGGGTCAAAGTCGGCGCTTGGGTCGGAGTGACTGGTACCTGCCGACCCGCCGGCGCACTCGTACCCTCAGACGGTGCTGTCACCTCTGGAGACGATGCCGGAGCGATTGGTGCCTGCTGGCTCGGCTCGGAAGCCGGAGTGTTAGAAGGGGCGAACGGATTCGCACCTTGACCTCCGCCGGAAATGCCCTCGGCGTCTGGGCTTCTAAGAATAGATTTAATGTGCATGAGAAATTAACCTTCTAACTTGTCTTCACTGTTGAGTACCGCGGTCGGTTCCAGGTGCCGGATTTCCTCCTCCAGTTCCTCCTTGCGGATTGCTGTTGCCAGACGCAGTCGACGTAGGCCCCGTATTTCCCCGATGGACTGCTCCCGCAGAACCTCCTGCTCCCTGCTGGCCGGGACTCGGTCCAACACCAACTGGTTGAGGGACGCCGCCAACGCTTCCAGGTCCGCTAACCATTGCTGGGTTAAACTGTCCTGCAGCCATGAGCATAAGTTCCTGTGCTCGTTGTGGGGAGAGGTCGAAGCGTTCGGCGTTTCTGACGCCCCGTAGATCGAGGATTTCATTGAGGATTAGTGTCGGGTCTTTCTTGAACACGAGGACTAGTTTAGGGTCCTTAGCCATGGCGACCAAGAGTTCTTGGAGCGTCATAGCCAGTGCATTGCGTTCAGACGGCAGAGTGCCATCGAATACAAGGAAATCGTAATTGCCGATCAGGTCGGATTTGGTGACGTTAAGGAAAGCGGTGGCGCCGGACATTACGCCCGGTACTGTTGCGAGGCGATGACCACCGATGACTTTAACCATCGTCGGAACGTCAAGCCCTTGACGAAGGTTCGAGATGAGTTTCTGACCGAGGGGGAGAAGTGCGGAATCCCAGATACCGTGAGCTGTAAGGAGCAGACGACCAGCCGCAGCTGGAGCCACGTTACGAGCTTCTGCCGCAGAGCGTCGCCCACCTGCGAATTGACCAAGCAGAGTATCTGTGATTCCGGTAGCCTCTTGACCGTATTTTGTGAGAAACGTACAGTCGTTGAGGTGAGATTGGGTGACGTCTTGAACTTTGAGCTGCTGGACGTAGCGGTCGACACCGGACCCGGCCATGGTTTTCTTAAGTCGGATGATGGGGTTACGATCCTGTAAATCTTTAACTTCGATCCCCGACGGGTCGACGACGAGGCGGTTTGAGATAACTTTACGAACGGAGGTGATACGAGCGTTGATGAACCAGGTGATGGTATCTTGGAGCGGTCCAAGAATCTCCGCAAGTCCGAAGTTGATAAAACGGATTTGGTCATTGGCAAACTGGGCAACGTTGTAACCAAATTCGTCATGAGCATTACCCATTTCTTCAAGACGAATGATGCGCGAATCGTTCGCCATCCAGACTAGGCATTTAACCTCACGGTCGATTGCGGGGTTGAGGAATTTACCGGGAGCGTATTCGAACTTCGCCGGGTTCATGCGGATTTGCAACTCGGACACGAGAACAAATCTCGGCACGTTGTTGTACATCAACATCGGGTCTTTACCAATCCAGATGAGTCGACGGCCGTCAAGGTCTTCTTGGCGGAAAGCTGGGATGAACTGGACGCCAGCACATTCTTTGGATTGTTCGAGAATCTCCAAATCGCCACGGCCGTATTCAATCTCGTCACCGCAGAACTCACCTTCGCGCCAGCGGGTGATTGGCAGCCGTGGGTCAGGAAAGAAACGGTACGGGTTAACGGGGATGATCTTGTTACCTAAGAACTTAGTCGCGTCGGTGACTTGGGTTATCATCGGTGGCACAACCGCAGGCATAGCCGGGTTGGGCACGAATTTAGGATCGGGCACTTGGGAGACAACGGGCAGCTTTTCGTGCACCCACGATTCTTTCAACACCCCGATACCGTAACGACCAATGTCAGTAAGGAACTGGGTTAGTTTCTCAGACTTGAAGCGGTTATAATTCAGGTCGCGCTCAAGCAGAGCCATACCGATTTTAGCGGCATCTTCATTACTACCCTGAGAACCTGACATCTCGTAGAAGTAGTCACGCTGGTTAAACACACCGTAGCAAAACGACACAAACGTCTGCACCTGCTGATACGTCAGCGGCACGATCATTTTCATCGGCTCTTTGCGTTCACGGGCTTTCACATCCTCAACATCGGCTTCGCGTTCGCCCCGGTATACTTGGTCATGCCGATCCCAGTCGGGGTAGTGACGCACCATTTCAACGCGTGACAACTTCAGGTAGTCCTTGCACCGCTGGAGTAGTCCGGCGATTTGAGCGTTATGCGTGGTCTGTGCCAGCACTTCATAGACTTCAGGAAGCATTGCCATGGGAAGGAGTGGTTATCAGGAATTGATAGGGACTATTTGAAAAATTTGAGAATGACACCACCGAAGGCCAAAGTCGCCGCGATGACTCCGCGTTGCTTCCAGCGTTCGTGTTCGAGTTCGGTAACTCGGCCGTTGGTCTTTTGGGTCTGAGCAAGGATCGCGTCCAGCTTGGAGTCCATGTTCTCAAAACGAGTATGCAAGCGTGCAAATACTGCGTCGGTAGAATTAGGATGGTAGCTGTTACTGGAAAACTCGTGGTCGCTCATTTGTTTTTGACGTAGCGAGCCCCGAACCACCAGAAGATTGCAGTAAAAGACCCGAAGACTATCTCGGATGATAGAGCAGCGCGGTCGGTCGGGGAGGCGTTGAGGTAGACTGTCACAATCACGGCAACACTTGCCCAGGTGAGAACCGGTCGGGTAAGCTGTTTGAAGCCGTCGATACTTATGTAGAAATTAGCCACCCACGGGTGAATCGTGGGTGGTAAGGACGGCAGTTCGCCGGCACCGGTTTGGCTTGCGGCGAACGCTTTCCACGCTTCGGTTTTTTCTGCTGCGTTAACGGTAGCCTCCATCAGTTTAATCTTGTTTTTGGTGTCGAAGTAATCCGTCACACAATGCAAGACTGACCCGAGGATTCCGCCAGACGCGGCGTTTAAGAAAAAACCGGCGATGTCCATGTTATTCGGAAAGTTTGAACGCCAGCAGAAGCTGAGCGCCGTGGAGGTTGGCTGGAACTTTCTTCTCGTCTGAGTAATGACGCAGGCAGGACATACAGGTTTGGAACTGTAGGTCTGTCATGTCAACAGGGTTGTCCTTGCGTTCCCAAGCGCGAACCTCTGCCCGGAATTTGACAAAGGAGTTTTGATCGGTCGGAGAACCGTTGGAAACTTCGCCTTGGTAGACAGGACGGTTGGCTACGAAGAACTCGAGTTCGTCAGCTAGGAGGCCGGCGGAGACGATTTCACGACGCTTGGTAGTCCAGCCCGCTGAGGTGATAGCGGACAGGAGGAGTTCGATAGAACCGTTGGATAGGATGATGATGTTGGTTTGATCAGGCATGTTAAAATGGGGCCCACGACACCATGCCGTCAGGCCCCAAAGTGTTACGAAGTGGCGAACGGAGTAGCAACGATACCGGAACCGAGGACAACTCCATTGACGTGCCATTGGGTCGTAGAGACGCAGACAAAGTCAATATACGTACCAATAAGAGCACCGGTCGTGGTGCCGTTCATGGAGACTGCGATGTGCGTGGTACCGTTAGCAGCGAAGGTCTTAGGACCGTCGTTAGCAGCCGGGGTAGCGTTAGCGGTGTTGGCGAGAACGTTACCGATGATTAGCGTGGTACCAGCGTCGGTGATGATCTTCGCAGCGTTCGAGGTGATAGCGGTCGTCACGAGGAAACGGAACTGCAAGCCAACCTGCGGGACAGGAAGGGTGTAGACGATGCCAGCCGCCCGGTCAAAGAGAAGGTCGGAACCGGATTGCTGCGCCGTAAGAGTTACGGTCGAGCCGGAACCGGCAACGACGTTGTGTTTTTCGAGAGCGATTTGAGGTTGGTCACCAAGCTGAATGTCAGCAACATTGGAGAAACCAAGATACTGCCGCATGAGACGTGGACCGTCGATTGTGCCTGAATAAGCCATTGTAGTAAGATATGAGGGTTGCTAAAGGCCGACCTTTGCCGTTCCTTAAACTTGTGTCACCGTCACGATTATGGACGGTGCGTTGGGTACTGGCGGAGTGCCAGTGTAATATTGTAGTTTGACACCAGTGTCATCAGCTGACCAAAAGAGTTCGAGGTAGTCAGTAGCGGCCAAAGCCATAACTAGGTTCATGGCCAGAATTACGTGACCATCAGTTGATCCGTGCTTTGCGAGGATACCTACGACACTGTTGGAGTCAGCGATGGGTTGGCCGTTTTTCTTGAACCAAATACTAGCGTCTTTGTCAAGGCTGCTGTTGTTGGAAAGCTGGATTGAGTATTGGGTGTTGTAAACCCCGGTGGCGGCGACGGTCAGTTTGGTACCGCCGACAAGGGTGACGCCATTGGATTCGCCAGTGGTGTTAATGGTTATGACCTTTATCTCGTCAGCTATGGAGACAGACTGGGTTGTTGTGTCGTAAAAGGTACCGTAGTATTTAGTACCGGAGTATAGGATTTGGTTCGAAACTGTCAAGCCGACTAGTGATTGAACCGTTGCTAGGGGACCAAGACCGAGTTGGTCACGAGCGGCTGGCAAATCACCGAATTTGGAAAGTGTGCCAGGTGTGGACATTAGCGATTCCAGGTGTAGAGAGTATCGACTATGGAATGAAAGTCTTTTTCGGTAACACGATAGAAAGCCTCACTGCGTGGGTTGTTGAGGCCTGACATGATCCAACCGCCTGAGTCGCGCTGCGCTGCTTGGTGGATGACAAAACCAACGGCCCAGGTTGGGTGGTAGATAACTAGGTTGCCTTGTTGAATAGATGAGTAAGGTAGGTTACCGTACTTTGCGTAGGCTACGATTGTGGTAAGCGGGTCTTCACCGGGACCGGCGGCCGAGATATACGGGGCCATGGAACCCGTACCAAGGATTGACATGTAGTTCAAACCGGCGCGTTGTCGAGCTTCGGTTTGGTTGGCGCAAATGACCTTAGGCGGTAAGCCTGAGATCATTGCGTTTTGGTAGCAGTGTGTTAAGAAAAGAAGAGCACCAACACCTAGAAGGGAGAAAACGAGTAACAGTGGTTTCAAGGTGTTGGTTGCGGGTTAGACCGAGGTGATGGTTTCCCAAGCGGTAGCACCACCGACGCGGAGCTTGTTGAGCATGGTGTCAAAGTAGATGGCTCCCTTGACGTAGGTGGGCGCGGAAGCGGTGGCGGCTTGCTTGGGACACATGGTAGTTGGTTATGTTAAAGGAGGAGCCAAGCCGCACCAGTGGAATAGACCGCACGCTTAACCGCGCCACCGCCGGTCGGAGCGGTGCCAATGCCGGTGCCCGCCGCGTTGGTTGCGTCCGACACGAAAACGATGCCGTAGGTGTTGCCGGCAGCGGCGGCGGGGAGGGTGGCCACCGTGTAGGACTTGTGAATTATGATGCCCGCAAACGTCGTGTTCTGCGAACTATCTATTGAAACCGCAGTTGTAGGAGAACTTCCGGTTTTTAGATACAGCGTTCCAGTTCCGCCAGTTTGAAGTGTTGAATCTTCATTACTGCCACCGCCGCCACCTATTACCAGGTTGACGCCAAACTGGGCCGAAATTTGCTGCAAATTTACTATTTTCCCAGCGAGGGTTCGAAATGTTAACTGCGAATATGTGCCATTGTTACTAAATGTATGGGATAATCCACCATTTGTATAAATGGAAATCTCATTTGCAGCCGAGCGGTAAAGTGCAACATCCGTCCCAAACCCAATCCCGCCCGCCGAGGTGGTGTGCGTGGCGAGTTGGATTTTACCGTTTGCTGAGTCGGTGGTCGTGCCGAAGAGGAGGTTGCCAGATGAATTCCAATTCGCCATTCCGACGTTGTTCACAGCAAACGTAAAAAGGCCACCTGTGGGGACATTGAACGCTATGCCGCCCAAAGAGCCGGTACTACCGATCCATGTTTCCGAACCTGAGCCTATATTCGTTGATGCAAACTTGATGTATCCGGTGAAAGGAGATGCGCCCGTGCCAGAGACGGTCAGGTTACTGGCAATCGTCACCGCACCCGTCCCGCTCGGCGTCAGCGTGATGTTTTGGTTCGTGCCGCCTGCTGTCAGCGCAACTGCCCCTGTGCTTGGCAGCGAAAGGAAGTTTGTCCCCGTTCCATTAAGTTTGATACCTGAACCAAGGCCGGTGATTGAACCGTAGTTAGTACCGGCGAGGGCTATCGAAATGCTGTTGGCACCGCTAATGTAAAACCCTGTTGCCGGGTCACTCGCAAACGAAATGCTCGGAGCCGCCGCCGTGCCGTTGGCAAAGAGCGCGGTGCCGGTGACGGTGAGATTAGTAAACGACGGACTTGAGCCTTTCCCATAACCGACGAGGAAAAGTCCGGAATCCCGATCGAGTTCGATTTTGAGTAGGCCGTCCATGGTTAGGGAAGTTCGACCGACGTTAGGGTGATAGTCGGAAGGCCGACACCAGATTGAGCCAAAGCGGGCGAGTTGAACCAGGTGTAGAGATACCCACCATTGTTAGCGATGACCCCGGTGGTGTCATAGGCTTCGCCAGCACCAAGCTGGTTCTGTTTGATACGCAGGATGCCCGCTTGCGGGTGCAGTTTGGGGATCAGCGTGGCGTCAGCCGTGAGGTTAAACGGTGAGACGGCATAAAAAAGCTCAACCTCTTGAGATTGGTTTTGGTTATCGCCGGAGACGATCTTGACATTCAGCATCAAAGCGGTGGTGCCGGTTTGGAGAATTGTCTGGGTAGGAGTGTTGCCACGCAGGGTGGTGGTAGTTCCTAGCGCGACTGCGTTGTAAATAGTTGTATTGGTCATGATCAGTTATTGATACGCACTGATTAATCCAAGTTCATATCGCCGTCGACTTCGTCGCGGGGAGAGATAGTGACTTGGTCGAAAGTTTCGTCACCGATTGGGCCGGGATAGTCTTCAGCAGATTGCCAGGTTGGGTTGTTGATCATTAGACGGTAAAGATTCTCCATCATGTGGTCGTCTTTGTCGACCGGGAGATTCGTCTTGGTGTCAAAACAGTAACGCTGGATTTCCCAGAGGGTACGGTGTAGGGTGGGTACGAATTTGATACCTAAAGGGTTACGCTGGTTTAGGATACCTTTTAAGTGGAGGATGCCGTGGGTTTTCCCTTTAGATGCTTTGTGAACAGGAAGTCCCCCTTCTGCGAAGCTTTGTGCGAGGCTTCTTCCTGTTTCTGGGTCTTCGATCCAGGCAGCGGGCTCGCACTTGGGTGGTGCATATTGTCGTTGCGAAAGCTTTGCAAGGATGAGCCGACCGAGTTCCGTCCCTGAGGTGTGAATGAAGAGTTCATCGTATACGATTGGTAAACCTGACGGGCCGACCGCGATAAAGAGGACGGCGTGTGGTGTTTTAGGATGGGTGTCGATTGCGACGTAGATCATGTAGTCTTTCGGCGGGTTTGAGAACCCGGACCAACCATGAGGGACGTCGGAAAAAACGTGAATGTCTTTCTTGAATTCTTTGTAAACGAGACCTGAGAGTTCGAGGGGCAGACCGTGGAGACGGCATTGACGCTCGTCTTCGGTGATTAGGGACTCGAATTCTTTGATACCAGCTGCGGTGAGGAACGGGTTATCGAAGGTGGAACCGGACTCTGCCCAAGCGGATTGAAGTTTGTCCTTGGGCTCCGAAGGGAAGAACATGTCGTTGATCCATAGTTCGGTGAGGGGCGTGAGAGTGAACCAGTCTGAGCCGCCTCGGTCAATAAGACCGCGGGCGTTAGCAACGTACATGTCACGAGGACAAGGCTCATCGACGTGAATGAAGTCCCAGTCGGATGATTCGGAACCGTATGGGGAGCGTTTGTAAGATTCAACAGTGTCGAACCGGAGGACTGAGCCGTTAGAACAGACGATGGTGTCGATGGCACCGGCGTGGTTTTTGACGGCTGATTTGACGAAACCGTCTGGTAGGTATTTCCAGATTTTGCCGGTTTCGTGTGAGGTCCAAATTTCGTCGACCTTGTCCCAGTCGTTGGTGATAACCAAACCCTTGTTGGGGTGCTGAGGGATACCGGCAAGGCGAGCTGGGTCCGATGGCGGATAGAACGGACGGTAGCCAAGAAGCCACGAGCAGTCCTCGGCAGCTCCCATGGTTGATTTACCAGAACGGTTGCCCGCCCGGTACATGCGGTGTTTGAAGTTGCCTGCACGGTGGAAGGCGTCTTGTTTGGGGTAAGGGGCGTAGTAAAGGAGACCAAAGCGCTTGGCCAAGTCAAGACGACGCCGTTCGAGTTCGAGCTTACGCTGAAGAAGCTGCTGAAGCTCGAAGTCATCGGCGTCGAGTTGAACCTGAGCCTCAGTTAGCACGCGGGGTTGCAGATTGAACACCCAGCCGGCGGAGTTCGGCATCAACCTTTTCCAGTTCGGACTGTACTTGGTCTTTGGCGTCCGCGGCTGAGTGAATGTTAAGGGTGGTCTTGGATTCGACGTGAGCGACCGGTTTGCCCATGAAGCGGTCGAGGATCGAGTTGGCGGCGACGACTCGGGTCGCGCCTTTCTCGTCGTCGTTGTCGCGAATGGTGCGGAGGACTTCAAGGGATGGCAGGACTTCACCTTCGAGGAAGGCTTTGACCATGTCGTTGCCATTAGCCTCGGTGATTTCTTTGAGGCGCTTTTTGAACCAAGGTTGTTTAACCACCTCGCCAATAACGGGAGTGGACATGCCGACCGCGGTGGAGATTTCTGCACGCGTGCGACCCGAGGCCAGGAGGTAAGCGATGGTGGTGTGCACCGGCTTTTCTTCAAGGATGACGTGGTGCGGGAGGCGTTCGTTTTGAACGGAACACAGGTCCGCCACGATGCGGGATTTGTTAGCCTCGTTCATGGAACGGTTCGAGGTATCCTGCGAAGGGTGGGGAACGGCGGTGATCATCGGGTGGGGATGAGTGTGCGGTTGACGATCGCTTGAGCTGACGGGGTCAGGGAACCCGAGAAACCGATGGTTACGGACAGACCGGTGAGTTCAAAAATCCGGAGCTGCGGAAGCTCTGGCTTCGACGTTTCGGTGGCGGCGGGATTCAATGGCACGACCCCAGATTGGCGCAGGCGGGACCGGAGGTGGAGGGTGGATTTGGAATCTTGGGATTTTCGAAGCGGCGGTGCGGATCAGTTATTGATATGAACCGCGGGTCGGGTCGGGTCGGGTCGCACGCCGGCCGCCGACCTGTCGTCCTGTCATCCTCGCTTCCCCCGCGCGCCGTCCTGTTGTCGCCTTTCTTTGTGGTGTGGCTCGAATTCTTAAAATTGAAAACCGCAGGTAGTGGTGATAAGAGTGAGACGAAGCCCCTAGGCTGGCAAAGGAACCCCTACGAATGGGTAGGGGGGTATACCCTAGGCAGTATTTCCACAAAAGGTCGGGAGACTGGGTGTAGGGTTGGGTGAGGCAGCGCCGGAATTTAACCCGCTCTCTGATAGCAAGGGGTACGGGGCGGCGGAAGCCAAATCCGGCAAAGATGCCGACCCGATGAAACATATGAACGAGGCCCAAATGCAGGTCATTGCAGCGCGTGCGGCGGTTGTTGCTAAGCAGATCGTGCAGAAGCAGATAGACAACGGCAGCAGCAAGCAAGGGATGACGAAGGCGCGACACATTGCGGTCGTGGCCGATACACTGGTGGCGGTGCTGATTGAGAACGAGGCAGCGCCTGAAGGGGTGGATCGGCTGAAGTGGGATCGGATGGTGTTGCGGGCTGCGCTGGGTGGCAGCTTGCTGAACAGCAGTCAACTCCGGCAGGACATGGAGAAGGCTGGGGTGTTGGAGAAAGAGGTGAAGATGCTGGGTGGTGAATATGGGATTGACGATTGAGGCACGGGGTGGTGGCCGAAAGGCTGCCACCCCTTTTTTGTCGGGTTTTTTTTAAGGGTGGTCTTAAACGCCCGAGCCTGCGAGCCAGGTGCGGGTGAGAGTGACAGGCGCTGGGGAGGTGGAAGGTGGCCGGCGCTGGAAGGCCGATTGCGAGCTTGGTAAATGGGGTAGGATCGACTCGGCGCGGCAGGCTGATAGCTAGGGCGTACGATGCGAGGATTTAACGGGTGGGTGGCGCACGAACGATTACATTTTGCGCGATGAGAAAGTACATGGGGAAATCATAGGCCGAGCCTGCGAGCGAGCGAACGAGCCTGCGAGAGGCGCGATAGACCAGTGAGAAACTAATATGTATACTACCTACCTTTAACAAATTTTTTTTTTTAATATAATGGTCTAGCCGGAAAGCCGCCGGGACGGTTGGGGAGGGAGGCAGCTAGGCACGGTGCGTATCTGAGAATCCGCCAAAAGGCAGGTAGTGACCCCTCTCTGAAATGGGAGGCATGAAATCGTGCGTGGGCCACCCATCCATGCCATGAGGCAGGCGGGGCGGTGGGGGACGGGAAGGCGACCGGCCGATTGGCGCGAACTGGAATCGAGCCGCAGGCACCAATTGAAGCGTAGCGTAGCGTAGCGTAGCCACCGGTCGAAGCGGAGCCAGCCTGATTAGGTGGGTATCAGGAATTGATAGGGACCGAGGCGGGGCGCGGGGCGGTAGCCGGAGCCGAGCACGGTAGCGAGCACGGTGGCACGGCGAAGAGAGAGTGGTTAGCTGGGTGGCATGTGAAGCACCCGCTCCTTGATAGCAAGGGAAGGAAGGCAAGATGCCAGCCAAGCGAAGCGCGGCTTACGCGTTGATTCATGAAAAACGAAAGACCCTGTGAAACAATTAGCTGAAATGGACCGGCAAGAATTGAACGAACTGATAGCGATGTATATTGTTGCGGTTGGAGAACACGGATGCCCGAACTCGCATGTTTGGACGGCGGTTGATCCGCAGATGACGAGTTGCGATCAACATATGTTGATTGTGGGTGCGTTGAAGGGGTCCGGCACGCTGCGGGAGAGTAATGATTTTCTGACCCTGACCGCTAAAGGATTGGAGAAACTCGCCAAGTTGGAGCAGGTGTTTAATGTGCTGGTAAAGAGGAACTAATCGGATTCGACCCGCTCGGGCGCGATGCTCGGGCGGGTTGGCCACAACAATTATACGTTTATGAGTAAATATACCGAAATGGAGTTTGCGCATGTGGGTTATCTCATTGCGCAGTTGGGGCAGTATAGTGTACCAACCAAACACGCGAGTGAGTGGTTGGAGCGGCAACTGGATAAGGCACGGCAGGGACCGAGTGAGGCCGATTTGCGGTGGCTGGTCGAGCCTGCGGATACGGTGACCGACCATCTTGCGGTGAACGCCACGGTCGATGCGCGTCCAGCGTTGAGTTGTAAGCTCGTGGTCGGGCGGCAGTATTCGCTCACACCGTCCCAGAGGGATGTGGTACGCGATTGGTATGATATGACGCCCGCACCGACCGTGATGGTTGCGTCGATTGCGTTGCATGAGGGGACACAGGCGGTTAAGTCGGTGCTGGTGGTGTCGTGCGAACACGTCGACCCGTGGCGGAAAGCAATGTTGACACAGTTCAGCATTACTAAATGGGGCACGTTTTGTGATAAAGTGCGCCAACGTGAGCACGAGCGTGCGGGGGAAGCGGTTCAAGCGGTGGAAGACGGGTTGAAAGCACCCAAGAAAGACAAAGCGCCAGCGAAACCGAAGAAAGCGCCATTGCTAAGTGAACTGATGAACGAATACGGAGTTGACTAACATGCAAACGTTTTTACCTTATAGTGACTTTAACCGCTCGGCGCTCGCGTTGGACCGACAAAGGCTCGGCAAGCAGCGCGTGGAGTGTAAACAGATAGTCCTCGCGTTGGGCAATCCGACGTACGGGTGGCAGAACCATCCAGCGGTGCGCATGTGGCGTGGGCACGCGAGGGTGTTGTGTGAGTATGGCTTCATCATCTGCACCGAGTGGGTGAAACGAGGGTATGTTGACTCGTTGAAAGACTTTTTCGAGTACGAAGATAATCTAATGTACCTTCGCGGGGTGCCACGTGTTGAACCTTTGTGGCTCGGCCTGCCCGAGTTTCATCGGTCACACCAGTCGAACCTGATTCGTAAAAACCCGAGTCATTACCAGCACCAGTTTCCCGATGTGCCAGCAGACTTACCGTACATCTGGCCGCTTGAGCGGTGTGTATCAGTTATTGATCCGCACCCGCCGAGCACGACAAACGCTTCCGTGGTCCCGTTGTATTCGGGTGTCGCGTGGGCTAGCAAGATTCGCGATCAACAGGCCAATGGGGATTGAGTGCCACGCATTGCACCCTCTCTTGCCTAGCAAGCTTTGGGAAGGGATGCCCCTATTTTGCATCCCAAGTGGGTGGGGTCGGCCACATTTTCCGACCCCGAACGAGCTAAAGCGATAGGTTCGCAAGGTTATCGCAAACACACAAAGTCATGGTTACCAAACAGGTTAGCACACTCGGATTCGATCTCAATGTCAATGTACCCTCGACCATCGGGGAGTATGACCAGCTTGCCAAGAAAGACGGCGCGGCACTGGAGAGTGCGGTACTGAATGTACTCTATCGGTCCGTGTTCGCCAAGTTCCGGTCGCAGTTTGCCGAGGCGGTCGAGAATAACACCAGCATTGCTCGGGCCACCGAGCCGACTGGTAAGAAGGTGAAGGACGAGGCCGGCAATGAGACCACGGAGGATGCCGTCCGTTTTAGCGAAACGGAGAAGGTGTACTTCGATCGCGTATGCGCTGAGCTGACCAAGTCTGGTCAGTTCTCGTCCGTCGAAGCCGCGGCAGCGTCGTTTGCTGCGTTGGCACAAACCACCATCGAGACCATCACGTTCGACCCCTCGGAGTCCGAAAAGGCTCCGTCCGGTCCCAAGAAGGTCGCGAAGGCGTACGTCGTCCTCGCGGAGAAGGCGCAGGCGAACGGCAAGTTGGACGCCCTCGCGTCCCAGCTATCGAGCAAGTTGGTCAACTGGAAGGTCGAGGCGAATGTCGATTCCGTCGCCAAGGCCATCGCGGAAGACCAACGCCGCAAGCGCGAGGCGCAGAAGTTGGATGCCGAGTACGGCGTTTAATGCCTCATCGAGCCCACGGGTCATCCCACCTGTGGGCTCTTTTGAGTTATTAACCCTGAAAATATACCACCATGCATGAAGTGACTATTGCGGAAATGGTCTTGCACTTTTTCCTTGCGGTTTCGATTGGGTTTGTGATTGGACTTGTAACGGCACTTAAGTTTCCACGCAAATGAGCGATGAGCAGTACTGCGATTTATTGGCCAACGCCATCCAATCCGCGAAGGAGACGCTTTCAAAATGAACACCGACACACCGAGAACGGATCACGTTCTAAGGACTACCTTTGGATCAGAGTTCAACGAATACGCTCAGGCGTTTTTACCTTTATGCCGCCAGCTAGAGCGCGACCTTGCCGCCGCGCAGGACGAAATAGCTCAACTGGGCCGCGAACAGTACGCGGCAGAGCGCGAACTCGATGCCGCACGGCTCGAATTAGGCTTCCTACGGCAACAGGGCACCAAGTGGTGGTAAATAGCGACCAAATGAAAACACAAAATACAGGAACACTATCAACGGAAGTCGAAGCCTTAAGCAAGGGCGTTGGCTGTCACGCTTTGTTAGCCGAGGTTTCTTACGTCGCAGAAAACCTGCGAGAATGGGCGAGGGAGGAGTTTCAGCCGAACTGCCATCCGGTAACGCTTACGCTACATCGAGCTGCGACCGTTCTGGAGAAAATCGCGCATCGTCTGTTGGCGGAAAAGCTGGCCGAGAAAAACTTTGGGTGCCTCGTGACGGCCATCGGTGAGTATCGCGCTGCGCTAGATGATATAGCTGAACTTTCAGAATCTGGCGACGCAAGTAGGCTACGAGACTTTGGTGACATCGCCAGAAAGTCGTTGGAAGTTGGCGCATGTATTCAGGCAGCCGCACGCAAGGAGGCAGCACCGTGACCCCGCCCACCATGACCCCCGAAGAATTCGACACCCTCCTGTCCCGTCACGACTGGCATTACGCCTACTCCGACGACCACGGCGTTTGGACCCGTGGCGAGGCTGAACTTGCTAAGATACACCACATTCTTAAAACCCGCCCTGACCTTCAACCCATCTACCAACTCTGGCTGAGTCGAATCTTTTCCAAG